GTAGAAGATGAAGATAAGGACTTAGACTTCTTAGAAGAGGACGAGAAGGCTTTATCTGATATAGATACTATGCCTACAGATAGCATGGCTACAGAAGCACAGAGAGGCTTAAATTGGAGACAGGAACACAATAGAGGCGGTACAGCAGTCGGTGTAGCTAGAGCTAACCAGTTAGTAAACAAAGAAAGACTTTCCATAAGCACAGTCAAAAGAATGTTTAGCTTTTTCTCAAGGCATGAGGTAGATAAGCAAGGACAAGGCTTTGATCAAGGCGAGGACGGTTATCCATCAGCAGGCAGAATAGCATGGGCATTGTGGGGCGGTGATGCAGGCTTTGCTTGGTCAAGACGTAAGGTAGAGCAGATCAAGAGGGAAGAAGAGAAGTTCTTGGCTTTTGATAACCATATAGAAGTCAAGCTAACAGAATCTAAAGCTGTATCTGGTGCAGTAAAGAAAGGTTTACAAAAGAAAGTAGATGATCACAACGAAGAGTATGGCGACACTGCAACTAAGAGAACAAACCTTAGAACACTTACCGCAGTGTTTGAAAGAGGAGTTGGAGCATACCGTACCAACCCAACATCAGTCAGACCAAGCGTAAACAGTGAAGAGCAATGGGCATACGCTAGAGTCAATTCATATTTATACGCACTTAGAAACGGTAGATTTAGAAGCGGTAAGCACGATACAGACTTATTCCCAAAAGGACATCCATTAAGTTCTAAAAACTAATGTTGGCAGTAAAACGCTTTCTTAATCTAAGAAGAGGGCGAATTGATGTACGAAAAGAGGTAAACAAACAGCTTAGAATACAAAAAAGACTGCAAAACGATATATTTAAAAAATTACAAACTTTATATCGCACGCAAATTAAGAAAGCTAGCAACCAGTATAAAACCACACAAGATTTTGAACCTGTTTTTTTTGTAAGAGAAACTACTGCTTTGACCGAAACTGTCATGCGACAACACTACAAAAAGGTTTTCAGTGTGGTGTATAACGATAACGAAGAAACTTACGATAGGGGTAGAAAACAAGAAGAAGTATTTGTTTTTGGAAGGTCAGTAGAATTTGAGGGATTGATAGATGATTACTTCAGGACAAGAACACCTTACTTCTCAAATGTACCCAATCAAGTAGCTATAAGCATACAGAATCAAATACAAGAAGGTCGTTCTAATAACCTTACTCTAGATCAAATTTCAAGAAATATAACTGCTACAAATAAAATAGGTAGGTCAAGGTCAGCCTTGATTGCTAGGACAGAAACACACAATGCGGCATCCTTTGCAAACCATCAATACCACAAAACCGCATCAAAAGATTATGGTATAGAGATGGTGAAAAGGTGGGCAGCTACAGGAGACTTGCGTACAAGGTCGGCACACTCAGCAGCTAATGGACAAACAGTCCCAATGGACGACAAGTTTTTAGTTGGCGGTGCTGAGATGGAATATGCAGGTGATCCTGCAGGCGGTGCTAAGAACGTAATAAACTGCAGATGCGTAATAATCTATGTAGAGAAAGAAGAAGCAGAAAATGTAATAGATCAAATTGAAAAGCCGACTGTAAATGATAAACCTGCAACAACGGTTGACAGACCTACTAGGTTACTAGATCAAGATATTGATATAAGTCCTGAATCTCAACAGAGGTGGCTCGGTAGATTCGCACCTTTTGGTACAAAGCCTGACAAGTTGAGAGAAATGATTAGAGAAGCTATTGAGGCACAAACTGTAAACATAGATGCAATATATGGTTCTACAATACCTGCGGAGTTAAGTTGGCATAGGTCTACAAAACATTGGCTCGGTGAAACTAACATAATAAACAGCTTAAAAAAAGTAGCACCGTTAGCAGAAATAATTAACAAAGGTCAAGGAGCTAAATTTGCTTTAGGTAAAACAACAGCAGCAGCAGGATGGCAATATAAACCTACAATAAACATGGGAAGGTATCGTTCTTCTAAAAGCAAAGTAGGTGCTATAACTTTTAGACACGAATATGGTCATCACATTGATCACGATAATAATTTATTAACAAAATATGCAGCAGCAAAAAAAGATAACTTTAACAGACAAGGTAAAGATACATATCAAGTAGCCTTTTCAAGAGAAGCGGCAGACGAATTTGTAGAAGATGGAGCTAGTTTAGCAAAATTAAAAAAAGAGGCAGAAGAAAGGTATATAAATACATTCTCAAAAGATTTGAATCCTTTTGAGCAAGGAACTGGTTACCAGTTCTATGATGAAGTAGGTATGCAACTTGGATCGGTAAATTACGGTGATTTTGTATACAGTGACAGCTTTTTAAAAAAAATTGGACTGAGTGTAACTAGAAAAGAATTCAGAGATGACATACAAGGAACAAGAACTAGAAGAAAAAGAGTTGGTTTAGCTGAAAAATTACAGCGTGATGTTGATTTTGACACTTTTGAAAAAAGCATAGTAAACTTGATAGACAATTCCCCACACGCAAGATTTAAATACAACGATCTGAAGATGATGCTTGGAGATGATTTTCTGTTACAAATAGACAAAACTGGTGATTATTATAATTTAGTCAATATAGTAGCCAAACTTCAATCAGGTTACGATTCTGATTTTTTTACAATGATATCTAGTCTGTCTCGTAAGTTTGATAAACAAGGTTTACTACTTGGAAAAGAAGCACTTTATTTTGATGATTTTTTAGGTTCAATTACAAAAGGACAATATACGAGTGGACATGGTGTAACTTACTATGTAGACGAATTAACAAGTGGATTTAGAAAAATTGACAATACGATACCTATAAATAAAAATAAACTTACAAAATCAGCTTTAGAATATTTAGAAAATAATTTAAAAACTGTGAACAAAAATATGACTACAGAAGCATTTGCTAACTATATATCTCTGCTAGGCGGAGAGAACGCAAAATTTTGGAGAAGACTAATGAACTTATATGCACCTAACACAACAAGAAAATTTGATGAAATTATAGATTTTATTAACGGAGTTGATGATTGATGTCTTTAGAAGATTATGGCTATACCTTAGAAAATATGCAGATTACATCTGTTTTCAACGATTTGGATTTAGATAAAAAGTTAGTTGAGTATCAGTTTAATTTTCCAGATCAACAAATAAATATACCAAAATACTTTTTGTTAAAAGATGATGTAGATGTACTAGACCAAAATAAAAAAATTAATCTGATTAGGCTACTCAATCAATCTATCAAAAATGGCATCCCTGTAAGTCAGTCAAAAATAGATCAATTTATAAGTTCGTTTCATAATGAGGATGAACTAACTTAAAATTTTGATGAAACTTTTTGTATCTTACATTTTAAAATACAAGATATTGTTATATTTGTATCATTCAGATACTATATGTAGACATATATGCCAATACCTAAACCGAAAACAGGAGAAAGTAGAAGCAATTTTATGAGTCGTTGCATGGGAGATAAGACTATGACGGATGAATATGACACTGACCAAAGACTAGCAGTCTGTAACTCAAGTTATAATTCCAAAGAGGAAGAACAGGTCAACGATGAGAAAAGAGAGGTAAGCAAAGATGTGTTTACCACCGAAGAAGAAGCAGAGGCTAGAGCGGAGGAGATAGGATGCTCTGGAACTCACAGTCACGATGAAGATGGTAACACCGTCTATATGCCTTGCGCTTCACACGCAGATTACACCAGACTAACAGGAGAAGAGCTTGAGAACGAAGAATCAGGCTATGGTTATGGTGGTCGTATGAAGAAACCTAAGAAGCCTAAGAAAAAAGAAGCTGATTGTTCTTGTGAGGACAACGTGGCTGAACTTAAATCTTTTATAGAAGTACATTCCGAGATCAAAGCAAATGATAACGAAGATGGTACTTTTGAAGGTTATGGCTCTGTATTTAATAACACAGACTTAGGTAATGATGTCATCAAGACAGGAGCTTTTACTAAGAGTCTAGCAGAGCGTGGCACTAAAGGAGTCAAGCTCTTATATCAACATAAGTCGGATATGCCTATCGGTGTCTTTGATGAGATTGTTGAGGACAGTCATGGCTTAAGAGTCAAAGGTAGATTAGCTCTAGGTACGACAGCAGGCAGAGATGCTTACGAATTACTAAAGATGGGTGCATTGGACGGTCTAAGCATAGGCTTCCGTGTGAACCCTAAAGAGGTTTCTTATGATAAGCGCAAAGGACAGCGTATTATCAAAGAGGTAGACTTAATGGAAATTAGCCTTGTTACTTTCCCTATGAATCCGAAAGCTACGGTTCGTCAGGTAAAGGGTGAGGAGATATCCATAAGGGAATGGGAGAACGGATTGCGTGATGCTTTCAACTTATCTCGTTCAGAAGCAAAGGTTGCAGCAAAAGCTGTCAATCAAGCATTTACTCAGCGAGAGGTTGATGATAATGCAGAAATGGTAGATGCCATTAAAAAATTAACATCAATTATTAACCAACTCTAAGGAGCAATTATGTCTGAAGATATAAAAAATGCTGTTTCTGAAATTGGTCAGGCTTTTGAAGAATTTAAGAAAGCCAATGACGAAAAGTTAGAAGCACTTGAAAAAGGGCAAACTGTTGATACTTTGGTTGAGTCAAAACTTGAAGCTATTGAAGAAAAGCTAAATGGTTTAGAAGACATCAATCAAGAGATCACACAAGCCAAACAAGCTCAAGACGGAATCAAAGAGCAGGTTGAAAATCTTGAAACTTTTATGAAAAGACCAAACTCAGGATTTGAAGCCAAGCAAGTTGATGAAGGTCTAGCAGCTTTTGAAGCCTATTGCAGAAAAGGACTTGAAGGTCTTGATGATGTAGAGAAAAAGGCTTTAACCGTCAGCAATGACTCAACTGGTGGATATCTAGCACCACCTGAATATGTAAGAGAGTTACTAAAAACTGTAACTGAAATCTCACCTGTTCGTTCAATCGCTAGAGTTAGAAGCACTGGACAAAGATCAATCCAAGTGCCTAAGAGATCATCTCAGTTCTCCGCAGCGTGGGTTGCAGAATCAGGAACTAGGTCTGAGACTACTGGATACGAAGTAGGCTTAGAAGAGTTACCTGCTCACGAACTGTATGCCTTAGTTGATATCTCTGAGCAAAACTTAGAAGATACTGTCTTTGATCTAGAAGCAGAAATGCAATCAGAGTTTGCAGAGCAATTTGCAAAAGCTGAAGGAACTGCATTTGTTAGCGGTAACGCAGTTGGTAAGCCTGAAGGTCTACTAACTAATGGCGATGTTAGCGAAGTCAATTCTGGTAATGGCACAGCTCTATTAGCTGATGGTCTTATCACTTTGGTTCACAGCATCAAATCTGAGTATGGCAGAAACGGTACATTTATGTTCAATAGAGGTACTTTATCAGCTATCAGAAAGCTAAAAGATACCGCAGGACAATATGTGTTCCAAGCAGGTATGTCTCTACAAGCAGGTGTTCCTAACACTATCTTAGGATATCCTTATGTAGAAGCTACTGATATGCCAGACGTAGGTGCAGGTGCTTATCCTGTCCTGTTTGGTGATTTCAGAAGAGCCTACATGATCGTAGACAGAGTTGCTTTAGCTGTTACAAGAGACCCATTCACACAAGCTACTTCAGGTAATGTTAGATACATCGCTAGAAGAAGAGTTGGTGGACAGGTCATCCAAGCTGAAGCTATTGTTAAACAAAAAGTATCAGCTTAAGTAAGGAGTAAATTATGCAAGACTTATCTAATAATATTAATCCTGCTGTTTCCATAATCAATGCGGTTAAAACTGCGGCAGGTAATGGAACTGGTGTTGATCTTCAAGGCTACGAACAAGCTACTGTATTGGTAGATGTTGGTGCTGAAGGAGATACACTCTCAGGCTCAGTTTATTTTGAAGTTTCATTAGAGCATTCTGATGATGATTCTACTTATACTGATTGCGCTCAAGCTGACATCGTAGACGGTACTATAGACTCAGGAGGAATCTTCCTGAAGCTAGACGGTACAACTGGTGGTGACCCTGATACAACAGGTGGTATCTTCCGTGTAGGCTACGTTGGCGGTAAGAGGTACTTGAGAGTCGTACTGGCTAAAACTGGTACACATTCTAACGGAACACCTTTAGGTGCTATGATCGTTAGAAGTGGTGGCAGACATAGTTCAGACAACGCTTTCACAGCACATAACGCTTAATTTAGCATGGGAACGTGGGGGTTATGCCCCCACTACCCAATAAGGGAGAAAATAAATGTCAAAAAGTTACAAGATTTTAGTGCCTAAACCTGCTAGTGCTAACAAGGATGGCACAGATGTAAGGTTATACATGGCAGACGAAGTTGTTGAAGCCAAAGAAAAATGGCAAACAGAAGTTATGTCTACGTTTGTAGAAAACGGATGGGCAATGGAAGTCAAAGTAGAGGGTAGTGCCGAAGAAGCAGGCGAGCCTGTTAGAGCAAGAAACAAAAAAGGACAATTAGTAGCAGATGATCCAAGCACACCTGATGTCAATGAGGCATGGGAAGGTGGAGAAGCACCTAAGAAAACTACTAAGAAAAGAACGACTAAGAAGAAAAAATCTTAGTTAGGAAACCCTAATCACTAATTTAGTGATAATATTAATTCAGCAGATGCTAACGATGGTAGAAACCATGAACAATAAAGGGAATATTTATGAGTGCAGGCTATCATCATTTCATCATAGAACAGGGAGCGACCTTTGGTCAGACTCTCACATTAAAGGACTCTAGCGATACTTTAATCAATCTTACTGGCTATACGTCAGCAGAAATGGACTTAAGGGAAACACCAGAGAGTTCATCTGAGGTTATCACACTCACCACAGCCAATAACAGAATTACGTTAGGAGGTTCAGCAGGAACAGTGACACTGGCTATTTCAGCAGCAGATACAGCTAATTTAACAGCAGGAGACGGTGTTTTTGACCTTGAGATAGTAGATGGTAGCAGTAGAGTGTTTCGCATCTTAGAAGGCACTTATACGATCAGGAGGAACATCAGCAGATAATGGCTATATCAAAGGTCACAACCTCCAATACCAATACAATAAACAAAGTTACCGTAACTGACGGAGATGCTATAAGCATCATAACGGTAGGAACACAAGGTTTATCAGGAGCGGCAACACTATTAGGTAAAACAACAGAAGAAGAGACAGTAGGAGCTAGTGATGCAGGCTCTACGATTATATATGACCACAGCAACGCTAGATGGCTTGCAACCACGTCAAGCAATGCAACATCTTTAAATACAAAGCTAGCAGGTCTGGTATTTACAGCAGGTGGAGCAACAGTCACAGGAGTTTTAGACGAGGACAACTTAGGTAGTGATAGCAACACTAAGCTAGCTACACAACAATCAATTAAAGCGTATGTAGATGCACAGATCACAGCACAAGACTTTGACTTTCAAGGTGATACAGGCGGTGCATTAAGTATAGATTTAGACAGCGAAACTATGACCTTTACTGGCGGTACAGGTATAGACACAACTGGTAGCGGTAATACGGTTACCTTTGCTATTGATAGCACTGTCGCAACACTCTCTGGGTCGCAGACTCTCTCCAATAAAACACTAACAGCTCCTGTGCTGAATACTGTTGACATCAACGGAGGCGATATATCCTCAAGCACGACTATAAATAAATCGCCAAGCATTACCCTAGCAGGAGATTTGAGTGGTTCTGTGACCCTCTCTAACTTAGCCGATGGAACGCTTACAGCAACCATTGAAGCAAATTCTGTTGCTTTGGGTACAGATACTACAGGAGATTATGTATCAAGCCTTGTAGCAGGAACAGGCGTAACGCTATCAAATAATAGTGGTGAAACAGCTACACCAACCATTGCCATTGGTCAAAGTGTAGGCACAACTGATGATGTAACATTTAATTCTGTAACTGCTGATGTAACTGGTGATCTTACAGGTAATGTAATAGGTGCTACGGAATTTACAGCTAAAGCAGGTGAAGATTTAACAAAAGGCGATGCAGTTTACATTTCAGGTATATCAGGCAATACACCAGTAGTTAATAAGGCAGATGCAGATGATGCTTCTAAGATGCCTAGTTTTGGATTGGTTGAGACTACAGTATCAGCTAATGCCAGTGTAGGAATAATAACTTTTGGAACACTTAGCGGATTAGATACCTCAAGTTTTAGTGCAGGAGACATACTTTACATATCTACAACCGCAGGTGGATTGACAGCTACGCAACCAAGTGGTGAAAGTTCTCAAGTACAAAACATAGGTATTGTTCAAAGAGCGCATGCTTCAGTAGGTTCAATTAAAGTTGGTGGTGCAGGTAGAACTAACGCAACACCTAACCTTAATGATGGCAAGATATTTATAGGTAATGCATCAAATCAAGTTACTACAAGCACACTAGATACAAGTTTAGTTCCAGAAAACACAAACCTATATCACACCACAGAGCGTGTTCAAGACGTTGTAGGGGGTATGGTTACAGGAAACACAGAAAACGGCATAGCGGTCACTTATGACGATACTAGCGGTATTCTAAACTTTGATGTAGCTGATCCTACTGTAACCCTATCAGGAGATGTAGCAGGTTCAGGAACTATCACAAATCTTGGTGACGTAACTATCACCACGACAATACAAGCAAACTCAGTAGCATTAGGTACAGACACAACAGGCAACTATCTAGCCACATTAGCGGCAGCCAAT